TGTGTAAACTTATATATTTACGTTATTTCAAAGTACGTATATTTAAATGTTACATCAGCTTGTAAGTATTCAATGTCAGTCTGTTGTGTCGAAAATTCAACAGCGGCTAAACTAGTTGGGAAGCAATCTCTAAACGTTATTTCCTTTGTTACATTATTATGACTACTCAATATAGAAAGAGTAGCATCTGATTTAAATGACTCTCCCTTTTGAATTATATTATGCATCCAATTAAACATTTCAATATAGTTTTCCATATCTTCTGTTATATTAAATCGAATTGATAGATCGCCAAACGCGATTCGATCACCAGTCATTCCCATATTAGATGTCTTATATGGTGTAGGTACATCCGATAAAGATAAATCTGGAAGCGTTACTGATGTGCAAAAATATTCTATATTCGAATACTGAGTAGAATCGATTTTGAATTGAAACCCTACTGGGCTTAAAAAGTTTTTATTTGATGTAGTCATATATCTATTTATACTCTTTAAATGTTAGAATGTGCCATCCTTGGCCGGTTTGCTCCTAAAACTTTACTTATTTAGCTTCGGTCTTTTCAACACCAGTCTTCTCGGCTACACCTTTAATTGTACCAGATACAACATCTAAAGTACCAGTAGTAACTCCAGCAACGTCAGACGCAACACCACCAACAATATTCTTAGTGCCATCAATTACTGAGTCAACTGTATTACAACCAGCTAACAAAACTACTGTCATTAATGCAAAAATCTTATGCATGATAATCTCCTATCCTGTAATTCCGGGGGTGGTTTCCTGACCCACTTATGTGCAGTGCGTACCACTTGATACGCAGAACATCTTCCTTATATCTATTTATACACATAAAAAAAGGGCCCCGAAGGACCCTTTAAGATTAATCTAATTAAAGATTAAGCACTTTGCATGATACCGTCTACTCTAAAGATTCTAAAGTATGGGTTAGCACGATCAGCACCAACGGTTCCATCAGTAGCTACGAATGGGTTTGCAACCATACCGTATCTAGTTTTGAAGCCGATTCTTGGCTGGAAGTCTTCCTCACCGATCGCTTTAACCATAGTTAAAGGAACGTATGGGCAGTAGAATACACCTGCGTCATATGGAGTAGAACCTCTGTAACCTACACAAACGTAGTCGCCAGTTGCATATGGATCAACATATACTTTGAACTTACCGTTAAGAACACCAGCAAAAGTATTACCAGTATCGTCTACGTTAAGGTTAGTAGCAAGAGCGGGGCTGTAATCAAGCATGCCAGAAGCAGCAAGTACAGAACCTACGTCAGAAGAACAGATAACATAGTTACCTTTGCCTCTACGAGTCTCTTTAGCGATAACGTTAGCTTCTCTTTCGATCTGTACGATCAAACCTTTAGCCTTCTCAGCCAACCAACGACCGTCTGAATCAGTATCCATATTGAAGATACCTTTAACAGTAGCAGAAGCCTGAAGAGCGCCTAGCTTAGCAGTACGGTTTACAGTTCTAACTACTTCTCTGTTGATTTCCGCAAGGATTTCAGAAGAAAGGATAGTAGCAAGTTCGCCTTCAGCGTCTAGACCGTGGATTGCTTTAAGATCTTGAGCAAGTTCCATAGTATATTCAGCTTTAAGAGCTCTTGACTTAGCAGTTACTGTAGCTTTCTCGATTGAGAATGCCATTTCACCGAATGAACCACCTGAACCGCCAGTACCCAATGCTTCAGAAGCAGCAGTACTAAGACCACCAGCATAATCGGAAACGATTTCGCCAGAAGTTTCGCCAGTTGCCAAAGAACCATCACCATCATCGGCGGCAGATTCTAGACCAGAAGGACCAGCTTCTTGAGTAACACTAGCCAAGCCAGAGAAAGCAGTATTAGCTTCACCAAACAAAGCTTCATCACCAGCTTGAGTGCTGTACTTGCTCTTCATAGCAAAGATTAGACCAGTAGGACCAGTCATAGGTTGAACACCAGCGATATCATAAGCGATAAGGTTAGGCATTGCACGTCTTACCAAAGAGATAAGAACGGGATTAAAACCAGCAACAGCGTTGCCAGTTGAGTTAGCCGGAGCATCTTCCCCAAGGAAGGTGTTTGACTTNGCAATGTGCTCTTCGCGAGCAGCGATTTCTTGGTTTTCCAATAGTCTAGCAGTTACCGCTGCTTTGTGACTATCTTGAATTGTTGGAACATCTGCGTGCTCGAGTACCGGGCTCCACTTTTCCATTAAGTTTTTGTCTGCATTAAACATTTAAGTTTCTCCTATTAAGACGTTTATTTTTTATATTTTGAGATAGCTGATGCATATCTAGCCATAGATTCACTGATGTCAGCCGCAACTTCGTCAGTACCAACCAATTTTTGAGCTTCATCTACTGATTCTTGAACTTCAGATCTGAAGTATGATTCTTTAACAACATTCACTTTCATTTCGAAAGATTCTGCTGTATCAAAATCAATATCTTCTACCAAAGATGCAAGCTTTTCAGCTTCAGTCAATGCTAGCCCAGAAGAAGCATTTCGTACAATCTCAGCTCTTTCCAATCCGGAAACAGACTCAGTAAGTGCGATATTCTCTTCAATTGATTTATTTAGAGACTCTTCCAGTTCAGCAACTTGCTCGGCTAATTCGTCGACCAGGTCAACCTTACCTTCTGGAATCTCAATGTAATGTTCTTTGAACACTGATTGTAGAGAAGCCATAAAGTCTTCAGCAATTTCAGTCCTAAGACCAGTTTCAACTGCTACTTTATTTTCTTCCATCCAGTTACCAACCACGTAGTTAAGGTATGAATCTACCTTTTCTACTAGCTCGGACTTGATTTCAGTTACTTCTTCTTCAAGGTTTTGAACGTACTCAGACTCTAATCTCTCAATTTCTGCACTTACTTTGGACTTCAAAGCAGCTTCAAAAATGATTCCAGCTTTCGCTTGGAATCCGTCAGATAAAGTAGCTTCTTCAGCGACCAAACTATCTAAGTCCTCTTGGTAGTCAATGTGGCTAACGTCGACATCGACATCTTCCTTGGCTACTTTGGGGCCTTCAACGTCTGGAGCATTGATTACCTTATATACTTGAGCATAGATCTTCTGTGCACCTTCTTTTTTCGATTTCTTCAACATATCATTTACTGATGCCATGATAGCAGCTTTGGTTTTCGGCATTTCAACTACAGGCTCTTCGTCTTCGTCGTCTTCTTCATCAGCAGACTCCTCAACTTCTTCCTCTTCGTCTTCATCCTCATCCTCAGCGTCATCACTAGCTTCTACGATTTCTTCGTCTTGAACTTGTTCGTCTTCAACGAGCTCCTCGGTAGTAAGCTCTTCAGTTTCTGATACGTCTTCGACTAAATCGTTTTGCATTTCGTCATTAGACATAATTTATTCTCCTATTAAGAATTTACAAGTTTAGAGAGGAAATTCTTAAAAGCTTTAATCTCAATATCCGATGAACGCATACCTCGAGCTTCCTTGATTTCAGTCTCAATTTTTTCAACTTCTTGTGGGCAAAGTACACCATTATTCCATACCCAATCAACACCTTCCATAATTCCATTGACAAATGCCTCTGGAGCTGAAGGGTCTTGAACGATATCTACTGTAGACAACATAAAGTCATCTTTCACATACATAGCGCCATTCTTTTGCACAAGACTTCCCATACCACGACTTGATACACCAAGCTTAACTCCGCCTTCTAACAAACCAGTTACGATATTGCCCATAGGGGTATTAAGGATTGATGCTTTTCCTATAACATTACTTCCGTCCCATCGGAGTTCAGTAATCTTATGTGAAACTTTATCTAAGTTAATGGAAGGACCTTCAGGGTGGTTTAATTCCCCAACAGCTCTTCCAGTACTTACTTGTTCTTTTACGTATTTGTTAACAGCATTTTCTAAAATAGATCTCTCATAGACACGACCATTTCTATTTTTAGCGTCAGCTTGCATAAAAACACCCTCAATTACGAGAGTCTTTTTGCCATTAACTTTTTCTTCAATAACCTCTAGGTTACTGTCGTTATATTCTGCTATAAGTTTCATTTACTTATTTCCTATTGCTCCAATTTGGAGCGTTGTCTGTCTTGTAATGTTGATGCTACTTCAATCTTTTTAGCATCCATTGCAGCAGTCAACTTGTCAGCCATAATGCTATTAAATTCCTTAGCAGCTTGAACGTTGTCTCCGCCTTTTACATTATCAATCAAATCTATAATACTCATTATTCTATTTCCTTTGTATATATTTATAATAATTTAATCTTCAAGATCGTCATCTTCATCTTCGATTTCGCCAGAAGCTCTTTCAGCATCTATTTGCTTCTTAATTTCGGCAATCTCATCATCAGACTGTCTTAAAACTGTTTTACGGATCCATTCATTAGAAATATACTTTCCAACATATTCGTCCATTTGTGATAGCATTTCAAATCGTTCTCTCATAATTTCAGCTTCTTTTAATTCACTAAAATAATTATCTTCAATAAAATCAAATGCGATATCTTCTTTAAATTTAGCCCAATCCTCTTTAGTTACAATACCCTTTAATAAACATTGTGTTCTGAGTAGTTGTAAAAATAGATCGCTAAATCTTTTTCTTAATCTATCTAAGAATTTCTTAAATTTAACTTCATCTCTAGAGATCTCTGTGGATCTACCTAAGTTAAAACCAGACTCTTGTTCTAAACGATTAGCAGGAACGTTGAGCGACTTGTATAGTTTCTTTTGGAAGTATATGATGTCGTCAATTTGTCCGAGATTTTCTCCTCCTGGGAGGGTCGAAATTTCTGTACCCCTGCCACCTTCTCTACGCGGTAGGAAGAAGTCTTCGAGCATCGACATATGTTTACGGTCATCTTTAATATCTCCGGTACTAGCATCATAGACCAATTTATTTCTGTATTGACCCATAATGTTTTTCAAATATTCTTCAGCTTTACCTTTAGGGAGGTTACCAACATCAATATAGAAGATACGTCTTTCTGGTGCTCTTGATATTCTATAGATTACCAATGAGTCTTCCATCATTCTTAACTGATTTGTCGGTTTGATAGCTTTCTGTAAGTGAGATAAGATTCTTTTACGTGATGGATCTAACATGCCCGAAGTACAATACGCAATTGAATCTGGGTGAATTTTTAATCCCTGGTTATTTCCAGCCATAGTTCCATCTTGAAATAAGAAGTACTCTTCTGACTTCTTAATTATATTGGCTCCAGTCTTAGGATCTTTTTCTTCTTGGATCTCTTTAATCTTTCTAAGCTTAATTGGATCAATATATCTTAATTCTTGTATACCCTTTTTTGGGTTTGCGTTATCAATAATAATATGATATGGTAATCTACCATCAATATACCATTTTCTAAATATATCATGAGAGTAAGAATTAAAATGTAATAAGGATATTACGTTTTCAAACTCTTCTTTAATAGCACCTTTAATCTTATCCGATGCCTTTAGTTCATCCATAATAATTTCAATAGGTGCTGATCTATTATCACCTACAATCGCTTCATTTACAATATCTTCGATTGCTGCGTCGCATTCTGGATGTGATGCAATGTCCCTATACTTTAAAATAAGGTCAACTTCGTTTTTAGCCGAGTCACCATCAATATCAACGTACTGGCCGAAGTGACCACCGCTGTTAATGACTCCTACGCCATCTTCGTCTGTATTGGGAACAAAAGAAGGAAGGTCGGGTTCCTTTCCGCCCTTTCTATTGATCTCAAAACCAAAAAGTTCTGCCATTTTTATTCTACCTCAATATTATCGGAGGGGAGTTATCTCCCCTCGTCTAATATTATTTATAACCCTTTAAGAAGTGGTACCGGACTCCCAATACTGAACTTGTAGCTCAACAGTAAATTCTTCAATCTGGTTTTCATTATCGTATGAAAGTTCGATTGTAGAAAGATTTGTTGGAAAACAACCTCTCATATCGTAAGTCTTAGTTACATCACCTTGCTTATTTAGCTGCTCAACAATAATATCGGCCATGTAATCTGTTGGATTACTTGCTCCAGTATTATTATTGTGTTCGCTGATACCATTCATCCATCTCTCGAAAGCGTTTCGTACTTCGAAACCAGTATCATTGATTATAGTCAATGTAACGGGTTCAAAAGTCCTATCACCAGCGAGTTGTAGTTGTCTGCCTCTGAATAATACGGGTACAGGAGCTACTACTGATGAAGGAAATTGCGCGCCTTTAATCATGAAAGAAGAAAGTTCAACATCACCTTGAGCATAAGCAGGGAAGTTACATGTTACTTTGAACATGTTAGAACGTGCTCCACCACCTACTAGCTTGGATTTAAAATCATCTACGCCTAAAATTGCCATTTTTCTTCTCCTAATTAACTACCGGCGATTTCTGAGAAATCAACTCCGGTTCGTGTTGCAATAAAGTTAAGTGTTATGAAGTTAATAGATCTTGAAGGCTTGATAAAGATATCAGCAACAAATCTATTAGCGTCAATTACTTGACCAGTGTTATTTGTAGTATCACAAATGACTCTAAAGTCTGTCATACCACGTCTACCTTTAACGTCTCTCATAAATGGTTCAAGCATATTTCTAAACTGAGCTCTTGTAAATTCGTCGTTGAATTCAAAGAGTTGAGCTTTAGCTGCAGTAGCAACTGCCTTTTCCAATACGATAAACAGTCTTCGTACATTGATTCTATCAAATGCACTAGGCTTGCTTAATAGTGTCTTATCACCAAACAGCATTGTACCTTGTCCAGGGAAAGAAACGAGAGGATTAACTCTTGCTTTATAGAGAGTATCTCTATCAGCTTTCTTAGGATTGTAAGCTAGTTTAGTAACTCCAAAAAGTTGACCTCTATTAACACCAGCTGGAGAGAACCAAGCATCGGCAACATCGTCTGTGTTGGCACAAAGACCAGCACAAAGACCAGAAGCTCCTAACCAACGGTATACATCATTATACTTATCGTATACGTATACAGCGCCAGAATCAGTAGCGGCATATGAAGTTGAAGGAAGAGTATCGGCCCAAGCTTTAACATCAGCGGCCGGAGTATCGGTTCCAACTGAGTCATCGATTGGAGGAGATACAAATGCCATACAGTCTTTTCTAGCATTACAGATAGCAATAAGCTTATCAGCAATATCTTTAGTGCCATTAGTGTCTGGATATGCAAACAAAAGGTTAACATCAATGGTTTCAGCATCAGCTAATAGATCAAATCCGTTACCAATTTCGCCAGTTGTTGGTGTGTTATCATCAGTACCACCAGCCATTGCAGATTCAATAGCAGCAGTTCCAGTTACATAAGCTGTAGCTGAAGCTTGACCAGCAAGAGATTCACCAGCATCGGTTAATGCAGTAGGATGACCTGTCCAATATACATACTTTGATGTTCTATTAATTACTTCTTTGTAGTAGTTACTTTGTCCATCTGATTTTTTAGCATCTGAAGCCTGAGATACGAATTGGAATGCTTCCAAAACAGTACCAGCAGTACCACTCCATGTGCCATCCACATCGACAACAGCAATGTGTAATTCATCGTTTGAATGTCCTAAAAGAGCCGCAGAATCAGATGTTCCTGGAATGCCATCGAAGCTTCCTGCTTCGTTAAATGCTGCCCAAGCTGTAGTATCAGCTGGACAGATTGTTACCTTAAGCGAGTTACCCAGTTTACCTGGATACTTAGCTATAAAGCTACCATCATGAGTTAAAGAATCATAATGATCTTCGTTTTTGACTAGTTTAGCAGTACCGTCGGTCGCGTTTAAGTGACCTGATGCTACTCGTACTACTTTAAGAGCGTTACCATACTTTAGGAATGATGCTGCTGTTAAAAAGTACTTAAATGTATCGGAATCTGGTGTTCCAAAGATGCTAGCTAATTCTGTTTCTGAACTAACCGTGCGAACTTCTTCGACTGGACCCCAATTAAAAGACCCTGCGAATCCACCAATACTGGTTGATACTGCAGGTATTACGCCCGATGCGTCAATTTCCTTGACTTGGACGCCTGGTGATACTTGAAATGCCATTGTTGTGTCCTCTCAAATTGAGTTTATTTATAAGTTTTCATAATACGGTTATATTCAATCAGTATTATTTATATAAATAATGATTCTAAGACTATTTATACTAAGCGTCTATTAAGTGGATCTCGTTCATATTCAGCTTCAAACCAAACATTACCTTCTCCATCTCCTACGCCTTGTACATGATGATCACTACCGTCACTAATAATACCAAAGGGTAACATATCATCTTGAATAGCTTTTAGCTGCTCACGATATAATAAGTTTTTCATATCAATATTAGTCAATCCTTGGAATATATCTGTTGTTGTAAACCAAGCAAACATTACTAAGTTCATAACTAAATCATCGTGGTTAGGAGCCTGCGCTTCAAAAGAATTACCTCGAGCAACGAATGTACACATTTCATTAATAGTCTCTGCATCAATAACGTGCAGCTTCTTTTGACCAATTAAGTCTTTTAATGTTGAACAACCAATTCTTTTTACTCTTCGAGTCATAGTAGCACCAATCGAGCTGGCCTTTACTTGTGATTCAACAAACATATTTTCGTATTCTAAATCGTAATATAGTCCATTACAAACTACAGCACCTTGATCATTTGATTCAACAATAATATAAGCTTTGTTATATATCATAGCGTATTTATAGCATACGTCTGGTAATAACATTGGTGATATATTATTATCTCTAAACACCATTACTTGTTTAAATGGATTAACTGAAGTATCGATTATATTAAACGTACTATAATCTTGCCCACGGCCTTTAGATACATCAACAGTCATTATATAATTATGACCTTCTTTTGGCTTCTCATACATAAACAGATTTTCATTAAATGTCATCGGTCTTTGAGATTTTTGAGCTAAAAGATCTCCAGCATCAATTAATGTATTACCACGTCCATGGAAGTTATTTCCAAATTCCTGATCAAACTGTAATTCAGACGTGTTAGCAATTGTTTGAGCTTTCCAAGCATCGTCTCTTCCTGGAACATCCCACCAATCAACTCTAAACGCCTTATACTCATTCGTATATGTAGTAGCACCTTCCCAGATTCTGTGATAAACATTACCAATACCATTAGCTGTTGAGGTGATAATAACCTTTGTATCTTTACCAGATGAAACTACAGGATACGTTGATGTATAGAACTGCGCGTCATTTTCAACAAAAGCAAACTCGTCTAAGAACAATAAGTTAATAGATAAACCACGAATAGAACTACCTGAAGTTGCAGAAGCAATAAGTTTTGAGTTGTTTGAAAATTCAATAGAACCTTTATTTAACGCTTTACACCCAGGTTGTAAAAAGAAGGGTAGGTTCTCTAACATAAGAGTAACACGAGCTAACATTTCTCTAGCTGTAGCACCTTTGTTAGCTAATATAGCAATAGTTTTTTCTGAATGGAAACACGCATACCAAAGTAAGTAACCAACAGCAGCAATAGATTTACCAGATTGTCTACATGCTAAAACAATAGAGAATCTATTATCGTTAAAGTGATTAAACATATTTGCTTGATAGTCATATAGATCAAATGGAACTAAACCTTCGTCCAATGATATAACCTTTAAATATGTTCTAGCAAAATAAGCAGGATCCATCATACATTTTCTGTATTCTTTAATCTCGGTTTCACTAAATTCTGCTTCTACGCCATCCCGTTTAACATTGGGATTGCCCATATAGCCTTCATCATTCTTTGGGCGAGACATCTATAACCTTTTCCTTCGCTTCTTTATCAGCTTGAGCGAATAGTCTTTGTAAATCGGTTGTACTACCAACAAACAAATTATTATTAGTAACTGGCTTTTTACTTGCAGATTCGCCAGCTAAATCTTGCTTATTTTTCTGAAGCGTCATAAGCTTATCAGTGACATCACCAATATCTTTTATAGCCTTAGATAATACCTCAAATGCTCTTGGATGTTCTGATTCTCTTGCAAGTTCAGCAAGGACATCTAGAGATTTTACTCCAGTATCAATAAGATCTTTATATGTTTTTCTTGAATACTCGTAATCGTCTTTGACTTCTGTTTGATCTTTAGTCAAGACCACGGGAGGGTTCTTTTCTTTTTTCTCTGGCAAGTTCTTATTCAGGCTAGCCTGCATCTTATCTAATTTATTCATAATGTACCTATGTTATACTTACGTTAACAGTATAGTTATCATCCTCATCGGCATTGGCTGGAGTTATTGTAAAATCCATATTTTCTAATATATTGGCGCCACCAATATCGGAGTTAAAATCAAAATTAACTTCTTTAATAATACCTTGGTTCGATGTAGGACCAAAGAATTTCATTTTCATTGTAAAATCTAATTGGTATGCTAAAACCCTTCTAGTTTGAAAATCACCTTCATAGTCATCGTTTATAGTAACACCAGTTAATACAATTGGAACATCTTGTTTATATTGAAATCCATCTACAGGTCGTATTGTAATAGTGTATTCTGGCTGAAAATATGGTAGAATCTGTTCTACAATTTGTAGTCCATCATCTTGATTCTTTGCTAGAATGTGTAAAGTCATATTAATATTATATGCGACTTGCTGTTTTAACGTTTTCTTTTTAGTAGAATCAGTAGCGTGATTCTCGCTAATAACATTTCTTTTACCAAGCTTGGTAGTCGAATCTATATCTAAAGACGTAATTTCAAAAGCCATTCTAGGTAATTTAATAGCCATTGACGCGTCGCTATTAGTATTTTGATCTAATCTAGCTAAGAACTTTTGCTTAGGTCCATACGCTAAAGGAACTTTAACTTGGTTAAGGACATTACCACTACCATCTTGTCTAATAACACTAATGTCATTAAACAAAGTTCCAAAAACAGCAACAGCTTTTCGCATAGTTGCATGATAAAAATGATTACCAAACATTAGTAAGTCTCCGATGGATCACCGAATGGATTATTTTCAGAAAAGTCCAAAAATCCATCAGCATCTACTTCAAATGCATTATTGCTTGCTCCACCATCACTTGCAAATGATGTATTATCAGCAACATCATCGATCGCTGTAATAATACATGTATTTCCAGATTTACTTCCGGTCAAACCAAGTGTAGGGGATATAATAAAGTCTTTAGCTTCAGTAGAACCAGTCACGCCAATATTAGAAACGCTTATTGTCGCAAGTGAATCTGAATTCTTAGTTAAAGTTTGTATAGTTCCATAAACGCTTACAGCAGGATCAGTTGTAATTACTTGAGTTACAATTTCTCCAAGCTCAAAGTGATTAGCACCGGTTAAGCTTACAGTAATTGGAACTTGATATGCATTCTTAAGTTCTGTTACATCAATAGAATCAACGCCAGTATCAAAATCTTCTTCATTATATTCAAAGAGACTACAATTTAGTTTATAAACTGGTAAATTAGATAATTGATAGAACGGCTGTTCATGCTCAACAAATGAGATCTCAAAGAACTTATTTGTCATTGGTAGAAATATAAGATCGCCTTCCATAGGTCTTATAGTTTCTACATCATTATTCCATACTCCAACTAAATTTGTCCATTGTTTACGAGCAATAATAAAAGTAGCTTCATCTCGTATTTCTAAACCAAACTTTTGGTATAGATCCCCAGACCCATCAAATCCTTCAGGATTTTCAATATAAGCTTCTATCATATAAGCATCGTCAAACTTAGAAGCTTTATCTTCTCCTAAGATTGTATCTCTATCAACTATAGTTCTTGGAATATAATAGACATCTTGTCCATATATTTTAAGAGATTCTATTATTAGATCTTCGTAGACTGATTGCTCTGAAGCTACTGACTGCGAGAAATATACACTTCTAGGCATTTATTACCCCGTATAGAAGTCAACTGGTTGTTCCCAGTTTAATCTGACTTCTTCATTTAGTTTTTCGATTTCTTCTTTAGCATCTTCTAAAATTTGTCGGCCATTAAATGTTACTCCACCCGGCATTACCATACCTTCAAACTTAGATAGGTTAACACCCCACTGCTGCTTAATTAATGCCGTCGCGTATCTCTTTAAAAAATAATCATTATAGACATCGGTGTATGTGTTAGGATCGAGTATTCTGTAGCATTCAACAACAATATACTCGCCAACCAATACTTCTTTAGACCAGTCCATATCAATTCTTAATTGATTTTTATGTCTATCCCAACTAAGATGTTTATTATCAGAATCCATAATCATATCTAAAAGAGATAGCCATTGTTGAGACATTTCATATTCAACTAATGAACCCATATAACCAAGAGCATACATATCGTTTAAATGCATTTGATATTTAACATCAAACATATTATCCGAGCTATTTCTATCTCTTAATGGAAATATTCTAACAACATCAGTTACCAAATCAGGTATAGTTAAATAACCATTTGTAATATCATCAGCTGTTACTGGGTGCTTTAAAAATACTTTTTCTATAGAATCGGCATGATAATGCTGATAAAANTGTAAAGCTTCATCAATTCTATCTTCTACTTGATCGTCATCAACATTAATCTCTACAACTGGCGCACCTAATGAACGTAGGCAATATTCTATTAATGTTGTTCTGCTATTAGGCTTTGCCATTTTATGTTTCCTTTAATGTTAAGAAATAACGCCAAGCGCCATTTTATGTTCTACACCGCCCATAACTTCTCCAACTCTAACTAATGTAGCGTCATTGTCGTAAGTTCCTTCTGAATCAAAACAAACATTAACCATGCGCGTGTGAGTTTTTGCTGGATCATACGAATCGTCAGTAAATGTTACTTCAACGTCAGTAACGTCTACGGTCGTTTCGATCGTTTGACCTTCGTTATCCGGATCAGGCAGTGAAGTGGTTCTTGTTCCAGTATACGCCTCCGCAATATTATATGTAATTGCCATTTTATTTCTCCTAATAAATTTAGCTTGAGGACAATTCCTCTATATCTATTTATACAACTTATTCTCTAAT